GGTTACAGGAAAAATGGTAAATATGATTAAGTCGGGTATTATAGATCCACTACTAGTCACCAAGAGCGCTCTTCAAAATGCAGCTTCTGTAGCAACAACAATATTATCTACTGATTGTGTAATCAATAATTTAAGAATAGATGAAGGCAATAGGTAGAAACTTAATTATAATAAAAGAAAAAGAAGGGACTACTAAAACAGATGGTGGTTTACTTCTTGCAGAAAGCCAGAGAGAAGATATACGCTATGTTAAAGCAAGTGTTGTATCTGCGGGTGAAGAAGTAGCGGGCGTTAAAGAAAACGATGCCATATACTTTGATCGTCATGCTGGTCATAAAATAGAAGTTGATAAAAAATCTTATCACGTTATAAAGTCAGGTGACATAGTCGTTGTATTATGAAATTACACGCTAGTGACATTAGAGAACTAAACCTCTTAAAGCACTATCGTATTATAAGAAAATGGGCTTGTCGTAATAATGATTTAAACGATGCAGATCTAGAACTTCTTATATACCTTGATTGTATGGAGTTTTTCACTAAGAAAGACTTTGAGATGGGTGTTTATTCTTACAGTTGGGATAACCGGCGTTGGAATAGACTGTTAAAGCAAGACTGGATTAAAGTCTGGAGACATAGAAACAGAACTACCCAAAAGTACCATATATATAAAGTATCATTTAAAGGCAAGCAACTAATAAGTAGAATATACAGAATAATGCTTGGCGAAGAAGATATAAATACAGGTAGACGAAACAAGATAATTAATGGCGAGACATATACTGACAAGGTTATGACTAAGGCTATTTATAACGTAAATAAAGACAAAAACAGATGAGTAAAAGCCCTTTTAATTTAGCAGGCATGTCTACTAATATAAACTTAAATAGACTTAATGGTAATTTCAGCTTTAGTAAAGACTCTTTAGCAACAAAAAGAGCTAAAATGGGAGCCAGAGCATTAAGACGTCAAGATAGAGTAAGAGGAAGTGCTGAACCTAAAGGTTTTTTTAATACAAGTGGTCCATTTGGCGCTTTCTTTGGCTCGCAACAACAACAACCTACAAATCAAGAGGTTCCAGAAGAAAATACAAGTGCAGGAGCTATAGGTTCAATAGGTACATCAATAGGGCGTGGATTTAATCTTCCAGGAGGTATAGGAGCCGCCGCGCAAGAGCAAACAAATCAAGTAGTAGGTCGAGTGGCAGATCAAGTTCAAGCCGCAGGTAGTATGCCTGAAGATCCTTCTAGTTTAATTAATCCATTTGGATTAGGAGCTCAAAACGCTATAGGTGGAACTTTTGGTTCTTTATTTGATAGACAAAATTCAATGGGTAGTGCTCTTGCGAAAAGAGCTTGTAAATATAAAAATAAAAAATAAATTATGCATAAAACAGATCCAAATTACGATAAAACAATGGCATCTAAAAACACTCATGGTGTTGTTGGAGAAAATGCTATATGGGACGGACCATTAGATCAAACTGGAAGACCACATGGAGTCGGTTCTAGTTCTGGTATTACAGGCATGCAAGTATTAAAAGCTAAAAGCTATTATAACGCAAGGCCAATTACTGAATGTGCTAAAGGATATAAATAATGTACAGTTCTCCATTTTTTAAAGAATTTCCTGAAATAAAAGAAAAAAATAAAGGCAAGTTTACGGCTTGGGCTAAAAAGAACGGTTTTAAAGACGCTTGTTCTGCAGCTTCAGCTGTTATGTCTAAGAAAGATAAATACAGCGATGAAGTTGTTAAAATGGCTAATTACGCTAAAAATTTTGGTTGTTCAAAAAAATAAATTATGACAAAATTTAGAGATGGCTTTATGATGAAGTCACCAATTCCAGCCCATGATGCTATAATGGATGAGATGAAAGCAAAATCAAAAGAATCTAGCGGTAGAGATGATGCTCCTGATTATAGCAATACTGAAGTTGCAGATCTTAAAAAAGACTACGACAAAGCTAAAGCGGAACATGATTCTCCAGCTAGTATGTCTCCTTTAAATCAGGGTGGTTATGTCGGTGGTGGCATGAGTGCCAGCGACTATGCTCCGGTAGGAGATCTATACATGAATATGTTTAACAGTATATCTTCTGCAGCAAGAGAGTTTGATAAAAACAGAAATGACCCAGAAGTACAGGCTAATGCTAAAGCTATGAAAGCTCAGCGCTTAGGTAAGAGAATAGATAAAATAGATAAAAAGCAAGGCGCGGGAAAAGGTGATAGTCAAGCTTTAGATGATAAAAGAAAAAAATTAGCAACAAAGCAAGCTGAAGCTCTTGTTGATCAAACTGAATTTGATAACATAGCAAACCAAAGTAAACAAAATGATTATAATAGTCTTATAGCTAATATGACAGATGCTGATAAGAAAAAATACGGAATAATAATATAATGGGATACTCAAAAGGACATTACGGAAAATATACAGGTAACGCTAGATGCTGCATGGATCATGCTGACACAAAAGTTACTAAATCAAATTATAAAGCTACTGAGCGAGACGACGCGGCTCATATAGATTATTTAAAGCGTGATGTATTATATGATGATCATCACGGACACAGCGACGAGAAAATGACTGCTGACGAGAAACATATTTCAAAATTAGCGGGCGATATGAAATATGATAAAAAACACAACAGTTAAAAACAAAAACTATGGGACATTGTAAAGGAGGACCGCACATGAGTTACTCACCAAATAAAATGGGACACGAATCACCAGCTAAAAACCAAAACAAAGGTTACGCTAAACAGGAAAGAAAAGATTTAATGCAAGACATGCCAATAGTAAAAGATGCTATGGGAGGAAGATCATGGATGTCAAAACATTCAAAGTCTGCTTTGCGCATGGGACACGAATCACCAGCTAAAATGGGACATGAATCACCTGCAGAAATGCATGGAGGTTTTCACGTCAAAGATGCCGCTAAAGCAATTGCGGGCGGAGTTGTTAAAGCCGCTAAAAATGTAAAAGCCGCTGGAACAAAAATAGCTAAAGCAGTTTCTGCTGATTTATTTGAAGGCGGATCTGAAAGAAAAAGAAAATTAAGAGAAGCAAGAGGTGGTGCTAAGCCAGCAGAAGTTTTTAAAAAATAAACAGTAGGGATCTGTAAAACCCAGCCAAACACTAACACTAACACTAACACTAACACTAACACAAAATGGCACAATTTTTAAAAGTAGAAACAACAACCGCAGCAAGAGCAGTAAGCTTGATACCAGTTGATCAAATTATAAATGTATCAGAAAGTATCGGAGGATCAAATACCACTGTAGTAATCCAATTAGATGGACCAACAGCTGGTTTTCCAACATACACTATAACTGTAGCTAATGCTGCAGATGGAGCTGGCACATGCGTTAAAATGATTACTGACGCTATGGTTGCAAACCCAGGAGGCATTGTATCAACAGTAGTACCACCGGTATCAACTGCACAAGTACCTTTAGCCCAATCAGGACAACAAGGTAAAATCTTAATTACTCAAGCACAAGTAAGCGCGCCGTTTCAAGATTGCACGTACGCTACAAGCGCCGCGTAATTATGAGATCAACAGGTTTAGGAGACGATATAGAAAAGTTTACTAAAGCTACTGGTATAAAAAAAGTAGTAGACACAATGAGCAAGGGACTAAACATCCCTTGTGGTTGTGCTGCTAGAAAAGGCGCATTAAATAAAATGTTTCCTTATAAATAAAAACTATGGCTTTTAAACTTAATAATCCTCCTTATAAAATAGACAACACTCCAATATATCATGTAGATATGGAAGATGGGGTTATGGGTAAAGCCAATAATAATTTAACAATTATTATAAATAAAGACGTAGATCCTTCAAAAACTCAAGACGTTATAGATCACGAAATGGTGCATATAGACCAAATGAAACGTGGTGATCTTGATTATGATGATAAAAATGTTTACTGGAAAGGTAAAACATACCCAAGATCTAAAATGAACGAAGGAGCTAAAAAATTACCTTGGGAAGACGAGGCTTATAAAAATGCCTAAGAAAAAATTTAAAGAAACTAAAGTCGGTCAGTTTCTGCTTGGTAAATCTGGAGTACTAGATTCATTAGCAGATGTATTACCAGATAAAGGCTTATTAGGCGTTGTAAAGAACTTAATCGATAGAGATGAAACTTTACCTCCACCTGACAAAGAAATGGCTTTAAAACTATTAGAACAAGATATAGTTGAAGCTCAGGAAGTATCAAAGCGCTGGGAAAGCGATATGAGTTCAGACTCTTGGCTTAGTAAAAACACTAGACCAATGAGTTTAATATTTTTAACAATAATGACTGTATCTTTTATATGGGTTGATAGTCATGGCTATATAGATTTCACTGTAGAACAAGAGTGGATAAATCTATTAAAAACATTAACAACAACTGTGTATGTAGCATATTTTGGCTCACGAGGCGCAGAAAAGTTTAAATCAATAAGTAATAAATAAAAAAAATGAGTAAATTTCCAATAGACACAGGTATAGCTGGTAAAGCAATGAAATGCGCATCAGAATTTGTTGGTACACCTAACGGTATACCGGCTTGGCCTTTTGAAAATCAAACAGGCACATATGGTAATTTTTTAAACAGCTCTGTTTTATGGTGCGGAGTTGCAGGTACTATAAATGTTATACCAGCTGGAACTTCAAAAGCTTCTTTAAAAGTAGGTGTAAAAGGTGAAGGCATTGTTTTTAAACAATTAACCGCTGGAACAAATTATTCAGCTGGAACAACTTTCATCACAACAGATTCAAATCCAAGCAATGCTTCTGATATAACAGTTCAGGTATTTGTTGATGCTGGAGGTGCTGTTCAATCAATACAAATAATAAATGGTGGATCTGGATATAACGCAGGTGATATTATAACTGTTGTTGAAACTGGAAGACCAGCTGGATCAACGGATTGTACTTTTCAAATTCTTAAACTAGAAAGAGGTGTACCTACAGCTGATGAATCACTAGAATTTAAAGTTCAAGCAGGTCAATACTTACCAATAGCTATAGATTATATAACTAGTATAACCACAATAAACGAAGTTGATATTATTATATGTAAATAAGTGATATATAGGTGACTATATAATTATAAACAACAATTAAATTAAATTCAATTATGGCAAAAGCTAAAAAAATAACTAAAAAAGAATTAGAAGAGGTAACTGTTTTAAAGAAAAACCTAGATGGTGTTATAACTAATATAGGTGTATTAGAAACGCAAAAGCATGCTTTACTTCATAAAGTTGCTGAAGTTAACGAAAAGTTAGCTAATAATAAAAAAGAACTTGAAGACAAGTACGGTAGTATAAATATTGATCTTGAAACAGGTGAATATACTAAAATAGAAAAAGAAGAAGAGTAGTGGATTCAGTTATAAGAAAAATCAGTATAGGTTCTGATTACAAAAATGAAGCTATGCACTATTCTGTTGGTCAGCAAGTATACGGCGGTCATGAAATAGCTTATATTTTATTTGATGACTCTGATGGATCTTATAATATACATATAAAGAAAAACAACGAGGTATTGCCGTGGAAGAAGTTTAATTCTAACATGGCTATATCTGTTGAATACGATTTAGAGTATTAATGAAGAGTCTATACGATTTTATCGTTGAACCAGTTGGCGATAAATATAGTAATACTGTTAACATAGGTGATAAAAAATTAGTTGTAAATACTAAAATTGAAAACTGGAAATTTGTTAATAGGTTAGCTAGAGTTGTAGAAACCCCAGCTGCCTTTTCAACACCTATAAAGAAAGGTGCTATAATAATCATACATCAAAATGTTTTTAGAACGTTTTATGATATGAAAGGTGAAAAGAAAAAAAGCAGATCTTATTTTAAAGATGACCATTATTTCTGTGCAGTTGACCAAATATATTTATATAAAAATAAAAACAATTGGAACACTTTAAACAACAGATGCTTTATAACACCTATAAAAAGCAAACAAGATCTAACGCTAGATAAAGAGGCAAGCCTTATTGGTGTACTTAAATATGGTAATAAGTCCTTAGAAGCGCTTAATATAAACCCAGGTGATCTTATAGGGTTTACTCCTAACAGTGAATGGGAGTTTTTAGTCGAAGACAAACGACTTTATTGTATGAAATCTAATGATATTGTAATTAAGTATGAATACCAAGGAAACGAAGAAGAATATAATCCAAGCTGGGCAGCGAGCAGTTGAAGAGTTAATAAAAGTAGCTAAAGAAGCTATTGTTGATTCAGATGATGACATATCAGCTGATAGACTTAAAAATGCTGCAGCTACTAAAAAGCTAGCTATATTCGACGCGTTTGAAATACTTAGTCGTATTGAAGAAGAAGAAAATCTATTAAACGATAAACCAAAAGAAGTTAAAGAACAAAGAGCTTTTAAAGGTTTTGCCGAAGGAAGATCTAACTAATGTACGAGCAGTCATTATATAAAGTTTTAAAAGACCACATAAAACCTAAAGTTCTTAAACGAATGAACAGGTATAATAAGTGGGAATATGGTTATAACAAAGAACACGATATTATTGTTATAAGTAAAACAGGTAGAATAGGTGATATATATGAAATACAAAACCTTAAAATAGCTTTACCTGAAAAAACAAAAGTACATAAATTTGAAACAGACAAATGGGAATATACTGAGTATCCTAAAGTTTTAAGTAAAATAAAATCAGTATTTGACTGGGAAGAATATCCACTAGACTTTAAAGAGAAATGGTATGATTACATCGATAATGAATTTACTCGCAGAGAAGAAGGGTTTTGGTTCCATAATAAAGGTATGGCTACTTACCTTACTGGTACTCACTATATGTACTTGCAGTGGAGTAAAATCGACGTTGGTAAACCGGACTTTCGCGAATCAAATAGATTATTCTATATCTTTTGGGAGGCTTGCAAAGCCGATGTACGTTCATATGGATTGTGCTACCTTAAAAACAGAAGATCTGGATTTTCATTTATGGCATCAGGCGAGGTGGTTAACCTGGCAACCATATCCTCTGACTCTAGATATGGAATACTATCGAAATCTGGACCTGATGCGAAAAAGATGTTCACGGATAAAGTGGTACCAATATCAGTCAACTATCCGTTCTTTTTCAAGCCAATACAGGACGGTATGGACAGGCCAAAAACAGAACTTGCGTTCAGAGTCCCGGCCACAAAATACACCCGTAAGAAACTTGAAACAAAACAAACGCTACGCGAACTTGACGGGCTCGACACAACGATCGACTGGAAAAACACGGGCGACAACTCGTATGACGGCGAGAAACTCAAGCTCCTCGTCCACGATGAGAGCGGTAAATGGGAGCGTCCGACGAACATCCTCAACAACTGGCGCGTTACGAAAACGTGTCTACGATTAGGTAGTAGAATTATAGGTAAATGTATGATGGGTTCAACTAGCAACTCATTAGATAAAGGCGGTGATAATTTTAAAAAACTTTATAATGACTCAGATGTCACTCAAAGAAATGCAAATGGACAAACTCGCTCTGGATTATATAGCTTGTTCATACCTATGGAATGGAATTACGAAGGATACATTGATTCTTATGGAATACCTGTCTTCGATACGCCAAAGAAACCAAAGCAAGGACCTCAGGGTGAAACAATTGATTTAGGTGTAATAGAATACTGGAACAATGAAGTAGATGGTCTTAAAAAAGATCAAGACGCTTTAAACGAATTTTATAGACAATTTCCACGCACAACTAAACACGCTTTTAGAGATGAATCAAAAGAATCTTTGTTTAATCTAACTAAAATTTATGAACAAATAGATTTTAATGAAGATTTAAGAAATTCAATAAATGTTACACAAGGTAGTTTTCAATGGCAAAATGCAGAACAAGATACAAATGTTATATTTGTTCCTAATGATAATGGTAGATTCAGAGTAAGTTGGGTGCCACCTTCTCATATACAAAATAGACGCTATAAGAAAAACGGTGTTAATTATCCAGGTAATGATTTCATGGGAGCATTTGGTTGTGATCCATATGACATATCTGGCACTGTAGATAAAAGAGGTTCTAAAGGATCTTTGCACGGCCTAACTAAGTTTTCAATGGAAGACGTGCCACCTAATCACTTTTTTTTAGAATACATAGCAAGACCGCAAACAGCTGAAATATTTTTTGAAGATGTGCTTATGGCTTGCATATTTTATGGTATGCCAATACTTATAGAAAATAATAAACCAAGAATTTTATATTATTTTAAAAGAAGAGGTTATAGAGGTTTTTCAATGAATAGACCTGATAAAAAATACAATAAATTATCTGTAACAGAAAGAGAGCTCGGCGGCATACCTAACTCTAGTGAAGATATAAAGCAAGCACACGCTTCTGCTATAGAAACATATATAGAGCATTTTGTTGGATTAAAAGAGTCTGGTTATGGTGACGTTTATTTTCAAAGAACGCTAGAAGACTGGGCTAAATTTAATATAAACAATAGAACAAAACATGATGCTTCTATAAGTTCTGGATTAGCTCTAATGGCTTGCAATAAGCATAGATATTCTCCAGTAAATAAAAAAATTATAGAACCTGTAGATTTAGGTATCAAAAGATACGACAACAGGGGAACTACATCAAAAATAATAAGTTAAATGAATATATACACTAATTCAAATAGCGCTTTTCCAAGTCAAGTTGTTAGCGATGCTGAAAAAGCAAGTCTGGAATATGGCAGTCAAGTAGCTATGGCTATTGAATATGAGTGGTTCAAATCTGGTCGAACAAACGGTAACACGTATTTGACTAACTGGAATAACTTTAATACTCTTAGATTATATGCTAGAGGAGAACAGCCTGTTCAAAAATACAAAGATGAATTATCTATTAATGGTGATTTGTCTTATCTTAATTTAGACTGGAAACCAGTTCCTATTTTATCTAAATTTGTAGATATAGTTGTAAATGGTATATCAGCTCACTCTTATGACGTTAAGGCTTATGCTCAAGACCCTGATTCTGTAAAGAAAAGAACTGAATACGCGTCTAAGATATATGAAGACATGATTGCTAAAGATTATTTAGATAATTTAAATCAAACTCTTGGAATAAACTTATATCAAACTTCAAATCCTGAACTTCTACCTCAAAACGAAGAAGAATTAGAATTGCACATGCAGCTTTCTTACAAGCAAAGCATAGAGATAGCTGAAGAAGAAGCTATATCTTCTATTATGGCTCAAAATAAATATGAGCTTACTAAGCGTAGATTAAACATGGATTTAGCTGTCTGTGGTATCGCGGCCGCTAAAACAAATTTTAATACTTCTAACGGAGTTACTATAGACTATGTTGATCCAGCTTATATGGTTTATTCTTATACTGAAGATCCCAATTTTGAAGATATATATTATGTTGGAGAAATAAAATCTATAACAATACCAGAGCTTAAAAAAGAATTTCCAAATATATCTAAAAAAGAATTAGAGCGCATCCAAAAAATGCCAGGAAATAGACAGTACGTAACTGGTTGGGGTGGATATGATGAAAATACTGTTCAAGTTTTATATTTTGATTACAAGACTTATCATAATCAAGTTTTTAAAATAAAAAAAACAGATCAAGGATTAATGAAGGCTATTGAAAAGCCAGATACATTTGATCCACCAGAAAGTGATATGTTTGAAAGAGTTTCGCGATCAATAGAAGTTTTATATAGTGGCGCTAAAGTTTTAGGAACTGATACAATGCTTAAATGGGAATTAGCAGAAAACATGTCAAGACCTTATGCTGATACTACAAAAGTAAAAATGAATTATGCTATTTGTGCACCAAGAATGTACAAAGGTAGAATAGATTCTCTAGTTAGTAAATGTATTGGTTTTGCTGATATGATTCAATTAACTCATTTAAAACTACAGCAAGTAATGTCTAGAATAGTACCGGATGGTGTTTATTTAGACATGGATGGTTTAGCTGAAGTTGATCTTGGTAATGGTACAAATTATAATCCAGCAGAAGCTCTTAATATGTATTTTCAAACTGGTAGTATTGTAGGTAGATCTCTTACTCAAGACGGTGAAATGAATCCCGGTAAAGTACCTATTCAAGAATTAAACTCTAGTTCTGGTCAAGGTAAGATACAAAGTCTTATAAACACGTATCAGTATTACCTGCAAATGATACGCGATGTAACGGGTCTTAATGAAGCTAGAGATGGCAGCACACCAGATAAAAGCACGTTAGTAGGTTTACAAAAAATGGCTGCTAACGCTTCCAATACTGCTACTAGACACATAAAGCAATCATCTTCTTACTTAACTCTTAGAATAGCAGAAAATGCAGCTCTTAAAATTGCTGACGCTTTAGAATTTCCACTAACTGCAGAGTCTTTAACAAACTCTATTAGTAATTATAATGTTAATACTTTAAGAGAAATTGTAAATTTAAATTTACATGATTTTGGTATATTCTTAGAACTAGAACCAGATGATGAAGAAAAAGCTCAACTAGAACAAAACATTCAAGTAGCACTACAAAGCGGTGGTATTGATCTTGAAGATGCTATAGATTTAAGACAGATTAAAAATCTTAAACTAGCAAATCAACTTCTCAAGGTTAAGCGTAAAGCTAAAGCTAAACAAGATCAAGAAAATGCTCAAGCTAATATTAGAGCTCAAGCAGAATCTCAAGCTGATGCTAACGAAAAAATTGCAATGAATGAAGTTCAAAAGCAAGAAGCAATTAGCGGTTCTAAAGTTCAATACGAACAGTCTAGAACGCAAATGGAGATTCAAAAAATGCAAATACAGGCACAACTCGATCAACAAAAAATGCAAATGCAGCACCAGTTTGACATGGAATTAGCTAAGCTTCAATCACAAGTTAAAATACAAGGTGATCAACAAAGAGAAGGTGCAAAAGACAAGCGTATAAAAATGGAAGGTACGCAGCAAAGTAAAATGATAGATCAAAGAAAAAACAATTTATTACCAATAGACTTCCAAGAAGATACGGGTGGTCAATCGCAAATGATTTCTACCCCTGAGCAACAAGCTTAGAATTTATTAATTATTTAATTATATTATATTATGTCAGAAGTAAAAACAAATGAACCTGTTAAACAGGAAGGTGAATTTAAATTAAAAAAGAAAACAACACCTAAAAAATTAACTGAAACGAAAGATAACATTACAAAAGTAAATGTTAATCCAAAAGAGCCTTTAGTAGAGTTAGAAAGCAATATAACTAAGGTTGAAATTAAAAAAGAAAACGATGCCATTCAAATCGGAGAAACAGAGAAGATATCTGTGGAAGAACCATCCGGAGATAGCGCAGAGATGGGAGAACCTCTACAAGAGTCCAACAAGGATGCTGAAGGGTTTTCTCCGATCCAAGAAATAACAGAATCTGAAGTTAAAGAAGTTGAAGCCGAAGTTAGAGAAGCTATAAGAGATGAAAAAATATTAGGTAAACCTTTACCTGAAAATATTGAAAAACTAGTTTCATTTATGGAAGAAACAGGTGGGACAATAGAAGATTATACTCGTTTAAATGCTGATTATAGTAATGTAGACGATAAAACTCTTATAAAAGAGTATTACAAAAAAAATAAACCCTATTTAGACTCTGAAGATCTTGATCTTTTGTTAGAAGACTTTGACTACGATGAAGATATTGATGAGGAAAGGGATGTACGCAAAAAGAAACTTGCGTTCAAAGAAGAAGTTGCAAAAGCCAAAAGCTTTTTGGAAGAAACTAAGAGTAAATATTACGACGAGATCAAGTTGAGACCGGGCGTTACTCAAGAACAACAAAAGGCTATGGATTTTTTCAATAGATATAACAAGGAGCAAAAACAAGCTGAGCAACAGCATCAAATGTTTAAAGATAATACACAAAAGCTTTTTAGCAATGATTTCAAAGGTTTTGATATCAATGTTGGTGAAAAGAAATATAAGTATAATATTCAAAACAAAGATAAAGTTGCAGAAAACCAGTCTAATATAACAAACCTCGTTGGGAAGTTCCTAGACGAAAATGGTAATGTTAAAGACGTTAATGGTTATCACAAGGCTATTTATGCTGCTGAAAACGTAGATAAGATTGCCTCTCATTTTTATGAGCAAGGAAAAGCAGACGCTGTAAAAGAAGTTGTAAACAAATCAAAAAACCTAAGTGACACTAAAGCTAGGACTACTCAAGGTGATGTGTTTATTGGTGGATTTAAAGTTAAAGCTATTTCAGGTGCCGACTCTACAAAACTAAAAATAAAAACAAGAAAATTTAACTAAAAAAAACTTAAAATTATGAGTTTAACTCCTCAATTTGGTAGTTTATTGCCTTCCCCAACACAGGAATTACTAAGCAGTAACTACCTACAATTTAATGCGGCTGGTGCCGCTGGACCAGGTAATGGTGGCGATTCATTTGCACAACAGTATTTACCTGAAATTTATGAACAAGAAGTAGAGCGTTATGGAAACAGAACGTTATCTGGATTCTTAAGAATGGTTGGCGCTGAAATGCCAATGACATCTGATCAAGTAATTTGGTCTGAGCAAAATAGATTGCATATTTCATATGATAGCTATGGTATCGGTGGTGCTGCTGGTGGTGCTAACATTATTACAGTTCCTGCTGATCAAAATGTTGTTGTATCTGTTAATGATACAGTAGTATTTTTGAACCCAGTAAATGGTGTTGAAGTAAAAGCTATTGTAACTGTTGTCGGTGCTTTAGGTGCTGGTGGTAACTTTACAGCTGCTGGTTTAAACGGTAATGATTTAATAGCTAATGGATTTGTTGCTGGTGCAACAGGTGTTGGAGCTATTCCAACTCTTAAAGTATTCGTATACGGATCTGCTTACGCTAAAGGAACTTCAATTGCATCTAACACGGCTGTTAACGGAGCTGCTGCAAATGGATATGTTTCTATAGAGCCTCAACTAACTCAGTTTTCTAACTCACCAATCATCATTAGAAGTCAATACACTGTATCTGGTTCTGATATGGCACAAATTGGATGGGTTGAAGTTGCTACAGAAGATGGAGCATCTGGATACTTATGGTATTTAAAAGCTGAATCTGAAACTCGCTTGCGTTTTGAAGATTACTTAGAAATGTCAATGGTAGAAAGTGAGTATAACCAAATCGCTGCTACATCAGCTACTTTACCTGGATCTGAAGGTTTATTTGCCGCTATCCAAACACGTGGTAATGTACAAGTAGGATTTACTGCTGCTGCTGGACTTGATGATTTTGATGCTATTTTGAAAAATCTAGATACACAAGGTGCTATTGAAGAAAACATGCTTTTCTTAAATCGCCAAACTGCTTTAGATTTTGATGATATGCTAGCTGCAATCTCTGGTGGAACAGCCGGTGGAACTGCTTTTGGTTTATTTGAAAATTCAGAAGAAATGGCATTGAACTTAGGATTTAGTGGTTTCCGTAGAGGATCTTACGATTTCTACAAAACTGATTGGAAATATTTAAATGATGCCTCAACTCGTGGCGCTATTGCTGGAATTAGTTCCATCGAAGGCGTATTAGTACCTGCTGGAACATCAACTGTTTATGACCAAGTTTTAGGAACTAACATCCGTAGACCTTTCTTACACGTACGATACAGAGCTTCACAAGCTGATGATCGTCGTATGAAGTCTTGGTTGACTGGTTCTGCTGGTGGTGCATTTACATCTACATTGGATGCTATGGAAGTAAACTTCCTATCCGAAAGATGTTTAGTGACACAAGCTGCTAACAACTTTGTATTATTCAAAGGAGTGTAATTACTTCTTAAATTAAATCCTATGGGCTACACAGTGAGCGTAGCCCTAGGATTTTTTATTAACTATTTAATTTTATTATATTATGGCTAAAAAAGCTACAGCAGAAACTATTGAGGTTGCACCTCAAGAGGTTGCAGTAAAAACTGCTCCTAAACCCACTAAACCAACGTGGGAAATTAAAGACAGAGTTTATTATTTAAAAGGAAATAAAAATCCTTTAACTCTTACAATACCAAGCAAGCATACTAGAAAACATGCTTTATTGTATTTTGATGAAAAAACGGGTAAACAACAAGAAATTAGATATGCAACAAATCAAGATTCACCTCTTGTAGATGAACAAAAAGGTGAATGTACAATGGGTCATATTAGATTTAAAAATGGAACTTTAACTGTAGGAAAAGAAAAACAAAATTTACAGAAATTGTTATCTTTGTATCACCCTTTAAGAGGTAGAATATACGAAGAATATAGTGCTCAAGAAGAAGCTGTAGATCAATTAGAAGTATTAGACATGCAAATAGACGCTATGAACGCGGCTAGAAACATGGAGATTGATCAAGCAGAGGCTATATTAAGAGTAGAAATTGGATCAAAAGTTAACGATATGAGTTCTAAAGAAATTAAACGAGATTTAATGTTATTTGCTAGAACTAATCCAAATTTATTTATTAGCTTAGCTAATGATGATAATGTTCAATTAAGAAATATGGCTATTAGAGCCACTGAAGTTGGTATAATTAATTTATCAGGTGATCAAAGAACATTTACTTGGGGATCAAACGGTAGAAAATTAATGAACGTACCTTTTGATGAAAACCCTTACTCAGCATTTGCTGCTTTCTTAAAAACAGATGAAGGTGTTGAGATCTATAAATCTATAGATAAAAAACTATAAAAACAAGTGATACTATAAAATAGGCGGTTTCGGCCGCCTTTTTAGTATAATAAAAAATTAATATGGCAGTAAGCGTAAATACAGTATACCAAACAGTCTTGTATATATTAAACAAAGAACAAAGAGGATATATAACACCTGCTGAATTTAACAGTCTAGCTGCTCAAGTACAAGATGAAATATTTCAATCTTATTTTCCTGACGGTAATCAAGTAAATAGACAAAATCAAAATAACACTCAAAACGATACAGAGTTTTTTAACATGTTTAAAGACATAAGTTATAAACTACATCCTTTTGAAAGAGAATTAATTTTTACATATAATTCAAATGTTGAGTGTTTTTACAACAACACAAATTCTACTTTATTTAAAATAGGTGAAGTTATTACTAGGTACAGTGGTCAACCACAGCACGATTCAATAACTCAACTTGTTAGTAAAAAAGATTTTGACAAAATAACAAGATCAAAACTAACAGCTCCTACTAGAAAATATCCTTTATTTATAACAACAAGTAGTGATTTATTAGATGCTGAAGTTAATGTAAACAATGGAGGAACAGGGTATGTAAATGGTTCTACACATGGTACGACAGGTGGTACTGGAACTGGATTTAATGTAACAGTAGTAGCTCTTACTGGAACAGTTACTTCTGTCACGGTAAATGACTATGGCTCAGGGTATTCAACAGGAGATATATTAACAATAAACGGTGGAACTGTTTCTGCACAAATAACTGTAACTCCACTAAACAGATTAGCTTTAAAAGTATTTCCAAATCCTAGTAGCGCGCTTGATAGAGTTAGTGTTAATTGCATATTAAAACCCACAGATCCAGTGTGGGGTTATAGTATTGGTAACGTTGGTCAATATATTTTTACAAACGTAGGCGCAATAGCATCACAATCTGTTGATTTTGAACTAGATGCTTCAGAGCAAACTAATTTAATTATTAATATATTAAAATATTGCGGAATTATTATAAATGATCCAACTGTAATTCAGTTAGCAGCTCAAGAATCAGCGCAGGTGGAAGCTAATGAAAAATCTTAAATAAATGAGTTTAATAACAGAAACTAACGAACAATATTATCAAGGCGTACAGGCTTTTAGAGGTAACAATGCAGGTGATCCAAACCAAGAGTTTCCAACTACATTTGATACAAATTTAGTTTTTGGTAACTTTGATCCCAACAATATTGATTACGCTTTAAATAATTTTAAGATATATACTAGTACTACAGGTATGCCTAATCCAGGAAGCTGGACAGAATATGTATTAGTGTACGAGGTTAATAACAATGTAATAAAAATAACAAATGCCCTGCCTGCTAATGTGTATTTAGTTGTACAATTAAAAAGATTAGATGGCGGTAATTACGGTCAAACAGAAGCTGAAAAAGCTTATGGAGACACAGTAGAAGAAAACTACGGTGGATATGAATACATAAAACTAGACGATGCTATTGATAATTTTATGGTTGGATATGTAGGTGATGGTAAAATACTACAAAAAGCAAACAAGTCAGATGTATTATTTTTTGCTAAAAGATCTTTACAAGAATTCAGCTATGACACTTTAAAAAGTATACACTCACAAGAATTAACTATACCTCCCAGCTTAAGTGTAATACTTCCTCAAGACTATGTTAATTATGTAAGAGTTTCTTTTATAGATCAGCTTGGAGTTAAAAGAATAATATATCCAGCTAATAATTTAACAATAAGTCCATACGAAACTCCAACTCAAGATAATCTAGGAATACCTACTCAAGATAATTTTGGTGAAAATACAGAAGGAACATCAATAACAACTGAAAGATGGTCTAAAGCTGATGATAGATTTATAAATCAAAATTTATTTAGAAACTTTGATGAGTTTGCTTATTTAGCAAATGTATACGGTTGGCCAACATCTTTTGGACTTGGTCAACAGTATGGCATAGAGCCTCAATATGCTCAAATAAACGGTTGGTTTAATCCTAACTATAGAGATGGTAAGATGTCTTTTTCTAGTAATTTAGTAAATAAATTAATTGTACTAGAATACATATCAGACGGCTTAGCTTATGATGGCGATAGTAAGGTACCTAAATTAGCAGAAGATGCTCTATATGCATCTATAATGTATAATATAGTATCTGTAAGAGCTAATCAAGACCCTAATACCGTCATGAGACTTAAAAGAGACAAAAGTGCTAAATTAAGAAATTCTAAAATTAGACTATCAAATATTAAACTTGATGAAATAGTACAAGTTATGCGTGGTAAGTCTAAATGGATAAAACACTAAAATTAAATGGCTAAAGCTCAAAATACTTTTCTAGGGTCTAAAATGAATAAAGACATTGACGCTAGATTATTACAAAACGGCGATTATAGGAACGCTTTAAATGTTCAAATAAGTAGATCAGAAGGAGATGGCGTAGGATCTTTAGAAAATATTTTAGGTAATTCTCTAGCTGTAGATTTTGAAACTTTAACAGGTATAAGTAATTTAACCTGTATAGGTTTTTTCTCTGATGATATAAATAATATTATATATTTATTTTTAACAGACTACACAGACTTATCACCTGATAATTATATTTATAGCAAAGATGCTAATAATTTTATATACGCATACAATACCGTATCATTAAACGCTACTAAATTAGTTGAAGGTAATTGGCTTAATTTTTCAAAAACAAATTTTATATATGCTGCTAATGTTTTAGAAGATTTTTTATTTTGGACAGACAATAGAAATCAACCTAGAAAAATAAACACAGTATCAGCATTTGGATCTAGCAGTTACTACCAAACAGAAGATCAAATATCAGTTTCTACATACAATCCTTATCAAAGTATACTTCTTTTTAGACAAAGCCTATTAACTACGGGTGATTCGGCATATGAAACAACGATGCTTGATGTTGTAAGTAAATTCTACCCTAATGGTGGATCTGCAACGGCCACACCAAGCACCTACGCGGCTGGCACAAATGTTCCTATTACATCCATAAAAGGTAATATATACATTGGAGCTACATTAAAATCATCTATAACACCCACTGTAATTCTTGCTTCGACAAAAGTTGATAAAATTGAAAACGCAAATCCTCCAACTTTTATACAATTAGACAAAGCAGTAACAATACATCCAGACGATGTTGAAATTGTATTTGAGCCAAATCCTTATTTTGAACCTTCTTACAATGGTGATCCTAATTATTTAGAAGATAAATTTGTAAGATTTGGATACAGGTTTAATTATGTTGATGGAGAAAACTCTATATTCTCACCTTTTACACAACCGGCTTTTGTCCCTAAACAAGATGGTTATTTTATTACAGATAAAACTTTACTTACCGGATCTGCGCCGCAAGCAGGAGAAGTTTACGCAAGTAGAGAAAAAAATGATCAAAAACTATCTTACCAAAGTACTATAGTTGAATTTATGGAAAATAAAGTAAACAAAATATTACTTTATGTGCCTCTTCCTTTTAATAATTATGATTTACTTAACGCTTTAAAGGTTGACTCTATAGATATTCTTTATAAAGAATCTAATCAAACTTCGGTAAAGGTTATAGAACAAGTATCTGCAGAAACTATATTTAATTCTGCTGGTGAAGCCGAAGCTACTGCCGCAGTAACTAATACCACCGGTCCTTTTGCAGTTCAAAATGTTAAAGGCGGAATACTTGTAGGTTCTCAAGTTACTTTCCCTGGAAATCCACAGTCTGCAATTACAGTTACCGCATGGTCACCAACTAACCCAGCTGTACCTACATCTGGAAACATAACACTTAGTGATCCTGTAACTTTAGCTCAAGGAGATATAATAATCATAGGAAATCCTAAATTCTACATATACGACTATCAATCTAGAAAACCCTTTAAGGTTTTACCAGAGGCAGATCTTATTAGAGTATACGATAAAACTCCAGTTAGATCACTGTCTCAAGAGGTTATAAGCAATAGAGTTGTTTATGGTAATTTTCAAAACAAACACACGCCACCCGCTTCTTTGGATTACAATGTTAACACTGGTCCAAAAGTGTCGTTTTTAATAAACACAGGATCTGCAACTGCTCTTGCTATTGGCACGGATAAAACAAAAGTAAATTTAGACGCTAGTTCTAAAACAGGAACAATATGGAATAGTAACGGAATTGTTGTAGGCTCTATAGTAACAAGTCCTAGTTCTGGAGCTAATATTCCACCTGGCACTGTTGTTCAATTTTACGATCCTTCTACCAATGTTTTAACATTAACAAATAGTGTAAGTTATAGCGCTGGAGATATAATAGAATTAGCTCCTGCGAGTGACGTTCAAGACGCTACTAGTATAATAGAATACCCTAATCACTCTGTAAAACAAAATAGAAACTATCAAGTAGGCTTTGTGCTTTCAGATAGATACGGTAGACAATCTAGTGTTGTATTGTCAGATAGTTTGAACGCTGTAATATCTGGCGGTGTAGAATTTAAAGGATCTACAATATATTCTTCTTATAATAACAATTCAGTACAACAAGCGAGATGGCCTGGAGATTCATTAAAAATATCTTTTAATAGTCCTATAGGACCTGTTAATAAAAACGCGTCTACTGGTTGGCCAGGATTATTTAACGGTGATCCTACTAGTAATAGTTATAATCCTCTTGGTTGGTATTCTTATAAAATAGTTGTAAAACAAACTGAACAAGAATATTATAATGTTTATTTGCCAGGTGTAATGGCTGCTTATCCTGAAGATTTAGTTAAAGAATTAGGTAAAACATCACATACTGTTCTTATAAATGACAATATAAATAAAATACCTAGAGATTTAAATGAAGTTGGTCCACAACAAAAGCAATTTAGAAGTTCTGTAGAAATTTTTGGTAGAGTTGAAAACAATGTAAGCTTTCCTGCCACATATCCTAATTTATCTAAAAATAGTCCTTATTATCCAGGAATTAAACCAGATACAGTTTCTGTTATATCTACACTAAACGATTTATTTGATTTTAGTCCTTTAGTATCTAAAAGACCAGATTTCTTTCCACAGTTTTACGCTTTTAACTCAGATCCTCTTATAGCTAGAATATCAACTGAAAATAAGCTAGGTCAAATAGCAAACACTGAATTTGATACAGCTAGTGGAATTGTAGATATACAGAATACTCCGCCTCCACCGGGTGTTCCTCCTTCCGCTATAGATAATTTTTTGGTTACATTGAAAGACATTAAAGGCACTATTTCACCAGATATGCTAGTAAGAGGTGGTGGATTAGCTGAAGGCACAGAAGTCATTAATGTAGCATTGAGTGTTGTTCAATTAAGTGCGGAGATTGGTACTGCTAGTGGCACTGCGGACAATATATTTTCTCAAGGTGATGTATTAACTTTTTTCAAAAATCCTGAAGTAGATCCACCTGGAATACAGTATTTAGCTGTATATGAAACAACTCCAGTTGAGAGTCTATTAGATATATTCTGGGAAACTTCTTCTTCTGGACTCATATCTGAATTAAATTTAGCAGTATTAAGTGAAAACTCAGGAGGATTTAATCTTATTGGTTTTAACAGCAATTTATTTTTTGAAAATTTAGCTTCAGGCGGCGATATTATACAAGGAACAGCTGCTGCACCTGGCATAACGGTTCAAAATGTTTTTGGAGCTGATTTAGATCCTACTACTTTTACTTTAACATTAGCTTCACCAAATGGTGATGCTTCTGTTACAGATCTTGCTGGAAATGATAGATCTGATGAATTTCAATTAGTAGAAACAAGTACATCTGGCTTTTATCAAATTAAAACTACAACTTTATTTTCTTTTAACGCAGATTCAGCTGAAAGAACTTTTTTCTTTAATATTGCAGCAACAAACGTAGGCGATGGAACAAGTTCTTTTTTTTTAGAACCAGGAACACTTAAAAACAGCCCTCCTGTATTTTTATCACTCAACAATCCGGCTAATAGAGTTTCTATTCTACCCGGCACAGCTTCAACACTTCCAGTGCCTTTTGTACCTGATGTTACTATAGAATCATATGAAAGTCTAGTAATAAATAAAATAGAAGGTGAAAATGGATCTGCTTTCTTTAGCGATGGAACAACTGGGCCTACTGGTAATAAATTTAAAAGCGCAAAAGATCTTAATATTGAAATATTTCGCCAAATACGAGCAACCTCATTATTGGCCTATAGTGGTGGGTATCCAGAACAAGATGTTATTTTTGGAGAGAGTGTAAACCCATTTACAGGTACTACTCAATATTTTGATGAAACTGGAATTATTTTTGGTGGTTCGTCTTTTGGTCCTGGCTTTGAAACTAACCTAACAACAGCTACTAGTAATTTAGTTAATAACGGAGTTAGTTTTGCCACTTTAACTAAACCCTCTGCGAGTAAACCATTTTTCTATGAACCTGATAAAGAAAGAGGTTATATAGATGCTATTGTTTATTTAAAAATAACAGATGCTAGTGAAGTACCGGGTTCTTTAACTTCTGAAGACGCCGCTGGTAATTCTACTTTATGTAGAGTATTTGTTAGAGTAAATTACTCCCTTCTTCCAAGTTTTACGCAAACTTTTATAACACCCAGCGAATTAGCCACAGGATCAAACACTCATGTAGATGCAACTGCAGAAATTGCTACAAACGGTGTAATAAGCGCTACTCAGTTAAAATTAATAAATTTATCTGGTGCTGATGTTTTTTATGGCGCATTTTTTATTTTTGGAGAATCGTCAGATAATGTAGCTAGAGGACCTATATGGAATGCAGGTCCTGCTTTAGGTGAAGAAGGTCCTAATGGTAATCAAATTTATTCTAGCAATGCTAACGCTTATTTTACTAATGTTCCAAGCGCTGCAACTGGCCCTACTAATTGGTGGCCGCCTAACGCGCAAATACTAAGAGATGTTGGAGGGGTTTTAACACCTACAGGACTTAGAGTTAAATCTGTATCTTACACAAACCCACCTGCATTTGGTACAGCCGAACCTGGTGAATCTATTTATGGAACTGAAGCTACTATTGAAACTTTTGATAATCTAAGCGGAGCTGGATTTCAAGATGGTGATATAATTTCATTTACAAGTGGTAGATGGCTTGTTACAGCCCCTAATCAAGCAGGTAATATTATTACTGATGTTGTTTTTCCTAGAAAATTAATAGGAATGAATTTTCCTGTTATATCAGCTACTACAGGAACTAATAATACTCAACAAGAGCTTTGTAATTTAGTTACTAATGCTAGTCCTGCAAAAACAGCTAATTGTAGTTTTGTTAATAATCCTGCACTTACAGACCCGATTATTCCTGCTTTTTGGCCAAATGGGAATTTAGTATCTAATCCAGATGATTTTATCCCGGGGCATCGGTATGGCTTTATGGTATCTCCTGGAACTGAAACGTCAGGAACAATTGATGGTTGTCTTGAAACTTGTACACCAAATGAATAGTGTTAAAATAAAAAAAATTAAGTGATAATATAATATGGCAGCAATAATAGAAGTAAAATTCTTTAACACTTTTATTCTTAAAAAGACTAATACAATAGGCTCCACTACTGGCGATGGAGCTGCTATGTGGAATGGTTCTTTTGGTGTACCTGCGTCTATAGGAGGATATCCAAGAACTTCACCACAATTAGCAGATTTAGATAACGATGCTGGTAATTGGGCTATTGAAGAAGCTAGAATTAAAGGTGGTTATAACAATACATCTACAGATTATGGCGCTAAAGCGTATTTAGTAGAAGATAAACCTAATCAGTCAAAAAGAGTAAATACTTTAATATACTCTGGTATATTTAATTCTAGAACAGGTATTAATAATACAAACGTTTTTAGTGTTGGAGAAGATATAACAAAAAGTTTAGATCCAGCAAACGGCTCTATACAGAAATTATATGCAGAAGACACTAATTTAAACATATTTCAAGAGCTAAAAGTAAGTAGAGCTTTAATAGATAAAGATGCTATATATGCTGCAGAAGGCGGTGGTACCGCTGTAAGCTCTTTTAAAACAGTTATAGGTCAAATAGTTCCTTACGCTGGCGAATACGGCATATCTACAAATCCAGAAAGCTTTGCTATTTATGGATATAATAAGTATTTTGCAGACGCAAATAAAAATGTTATATTAAAACTTTCTCAAAGCGGTATTGATGAAATATCTTCAGTAGGTATGAAAGATTATTTTAGAGATGAACTAAATAGAATAAAAGTAGCTTTTACACCGGGAAGAATAATAGGTGGATGGGACGTATACACTAGTCAATACTTTGTTTCAACTCAAAAAAATATAGAATTAAATGATCCAAATCCAGTAAACATTAATACTACTGTGGCTTGGGACGAAAGAATAAAAGGGTGGACTAGCTTTTTTAGTTTTACTCCAGATCAAATATTCAGCATTAGAAATAAAATGTATACAACTCAAGATGGAAAACTTTGGTTACATAATTCTAATGAAAATTTAATAACTCAAGCAACAACTTCTAACGCCGTTAACAACAACGCGGCTATACCTATAGACAACATTCAAGGAGATCTAAGAAAAGGAGATATTGTTTCTGGTATCGGTGTTGCTTCTGGAACTTTTATTGTTAATATAACAATAAGTGCTACAACTTTTATACAAGTTAATACTCCACAAACATTACAAAATAACGTTTTACTTAGTTTTAGTAGTTTAGCAAGAAATAAATTTTATGGTGTTAATAATAATTCAAACATAACATTTGTTTTTAATGACAATGCTAGTGTGTCTAAAAACTTTAAAACTATAGAATACGAAGGCTATAATGGTTGGCAAGTTGATTCTTTTATTTCAGATCCTACTGGAGAAGATGAACTTAATAATTCTTATAGTTTTTCAAATGACTCTACTTCACAAGTTCTAAGCTACGAAGAAGGTCAGTATTCATTAGGTGGACAACGTTTTAGCGCTGGTTTTAATAGAAAAGAAAATAAATATTATGCTTATTTAAAAAATACAAGCGAACCAGTGGCCGGTGAAATACACTTTGGCGATCAAATGACAGGTATAAAAGGCTTTTATGCAGTAGTTACAGTGTCAACAGATAGCACAAGTGACCTTGGAGGAGAAAAACAATTATTCCAGGTAGGAACAGAATATAGCTTTAATAATGGTTTTTATCAAAATGGATAAATTAATTAATAATAAAAAAATAACACAATGGCATTAGGAGCAATAATAGGTGGCGTTGCTAGCATAGCTGGTGGTATATTCGGTAATAGAGCAGCTAAAAGAGCCGCTAGAAGAGCAAGAAGGCAAGCTAGAAAATTAGAAAAAAAGTTAGCTCAACTAGAACGAAATAGACAAGCTATAATAGACCCATATTCTAACGTAACAGACTTGTCTTCAATGATTAAAAATCCTTTTACACAACTAAGCGTTGCAACTAAATCTACCGAAATACAAATAGAACAAGCTGATATAGCATTAGCTAACACATTAGATACTATAAGAGCTACTGGTGCTTCAGCTGGTGGCGCAACCGCGCTGGCTCAAGCCGCGCTGCAAAGTAAGCAAGGAGTAGCTGCTAATATAGAGCAGCAAGAGGTTAGAAATGAAAAATTAAGAGTTGAAGGCGAAAAACAAAAACAACAAGAGCTTATGTCAGAACAGCAGAGACAACAACAAGCTGATGTAGCCGGAGATCAATTTACTTTTCAAGTTAGAGAAGGTAGAGAGATGCAACAAATGGATAGAGTTTCTAATCAAATATCTGCGTTAAGAGGTCAAGCTGCTGCTGCTAGAAGAGATGGTACAGCCGCTATAACTGGAGCTATAAGTGGAGTGGCTAGTGCGCTTGGTGGTTTAGGTGGAGGAAAAAATAACTAAAAAATGGAAAATAAAAACATAATATACAACCTTTCTATACAGCAAGCAAATAAGAGTAATGCTTTAGCTTACAATAAAGATTATGTTGCTAATAACATAGACGCTTCTTTTAAGATATTAGACAATGCCTATGCGGGTACTGGCAAACAGTACGCTAAATTAAAAATGGCAATAGAATCAAGTAAATGTATTGATGAAAGATGTGATTATGAAATTAATCAAATAGCGAGATTAAACGACGCTCCTGCTTTATCTATAGAGTTTTTACAACAAGTTGTAGATCAATTGTATATAACAGAAGATGATTATTATGACGTTAATAATGATTATTCTTTTATGGTTGCAAATTGCATCATGACTAATAAACCTGGCTTTTCAAAAACAGAAGGTTATAATGTTTATTTAGAACTGCTTGAAGATAGTTCTCAGGAAATAACATTTGAAGGGCCTTTACTTGAAAATCCTTTAAAAATAAACAGTAGCACTTTAGGAGCTCTTATAGAATCCAATTCAGATTTAGTTATAGACACGCCAGACATTAATAAAGACATGTTAAAACTACTAGCTGATAGTGGTGTTTTAGCAGAAGGATCTGTTAATGAAAATGGCGAAATATTACCAGAAGCGGCTTTAGCTGAAGATTTTATACTAAAAAATACTGATGGGTCTTTTGATTATGAAATAATAGATATTGGCATGGGTAAAGGCAGAAACGTGCTTAAATTTGATTTAGATAAAATTATTAGAAAAACAAAACCTTTTATTAATGCAGAAGTTTCAGGTTTACTACAGCAAGAACAAAGTGTAGTTGCAGCTTGGAACGTTTTTATAGCTAGAGGATCTAGCGAAGAAGAAGATGATCAAATGGCTCAAAACGCTAACGCTGGTAGTTTAGCTTGGGACTACAAAGAAGTACTGCCTTTATCTCAAAAAAATAAAGAATTATTTGAAGCAGGTTATGCTAAGTATTTTGCTAAAAATTATTTAAGGCAATTTATAACAAACAAGCTTCCAGTAGTGGAACAAGATGCTGCGGTATTTGATCTAGAAGAAGCTAGACAAGCAAAGGCAGATAAATTTTTACAAGACAATAACTTAAATTAATTTAAATGACAGTACGTGAATATGCTAGATCTTTAGCAGATCAAAACTTATCTCAAACAGAAATGTATGATAAGATTCGTGCTTACTCTAATTCTTTAAAATCTAAAGAAGAAGTAAAGAAAAAAGACTCTCAGACGGCGGACCCGAGCTCGGAGTCAAGCGACAATACAGGGTCCGAATCGGCAAGTGGATCTTCAGCGCAATACGAAATACCTGAAAAATATACTAAAGTAGCTCAACCAGGATCTACACACAAACCAGGTGATGGCTACGAATATAAGTATGAAATCAATAAAGAAGGTAAAGGAGAGTATTACACTAAAAAAGAAGGTAAAGATGATTGGATACAAGCTTCTGGTGTTTCTGAGATAGCAGTAGCTGGTGAATTTGGTCACGCGGATTTTGATAAAGAAAAATACTTTGCTCAGCAGAACAAGAATAAAAAGCAAATTGAAGAAGCTAAGGATCTAGATAAGAAAATAGCTGAACAACCAGATTTAACTACTGTAAAAGAAACAGAAGTTGCTTATACTAATGTCGCCGACACTTGGAAAACTAGAGAAGGTAAAAAAGCAAGTGATGCATCAGGTAGGGTATATGATGAAGAAAAAGGTGAAACTGTAAAAGTAAAAGACAAAGCTGAAAGAGCTGCTTTAACTTTAGAGGATTTTGATGGTGATCAAAAACAGTTTGATAGTTATTCTAAATGGAAAGAATTAGACGATAAAATACTATATGGAGGGCGTAAATTTGAACCAATAACTGAAAATTGGTCGCATGGAAAGCAAGCTTATAACGATTTCATAAAACTTAAAAACGCAAAAAAGCCTGATGGCATGAGCTATAACGACTGGCGCGGTATGTCTTCAGGTGATCACATGGGTGAACGAAAAGATTCTGAAGGTAACTGGGTTCCATCTGTTAGAAAAAAATTATCGCTTGAGTTTGATAAAAAATATCCTAATATAGATTATCGCACTGTGAAAAAACGAGGACAAGGATATGTCACTGAAGCTTACACAAAGGAAGGATTAAAGTCTGATGAAATAGAATCATTAAGACAAGAACAAAAAAAATACGAAAGTTCTTTAGACGAAGGACAATTTGTTATAGGCGAAGAAAGTGATTTTAGTAAATTTTTTACTGGAGAAAACAGAGTTCAATTAGTAAAAGCAACCGAACTAGTTCCTAATCCAGAAGCTGTTAATGATTTTAATACAAAATATATACTTCCAGATGAAAACGGAAATAGTTCTGATGGTATAAATTTTTCTGAATTAACCTCAAAAGCGCAGTCTGATTGGGTACAAGAAAATGGAGAAAAAGCTTGGGATGATTTAGGTGATTTAGAAAAAGAAAAAATAAAAAGCGCTCCATTAACAGTAAAACTAGACGCAGCTATACAAGAAGCTGTTTCTGCTGATCCTCAAATACAAAAAATAGAGCTTCAAACTAGAGACAAGCTAGCGCCGTTAGTTTCCAAAAAACAACAAGAGCTTCTTAAAAAACACGATGTAAATACACCGGAAGGTAATAATGCATTTAATAAAGAGCTGGAAGATTATTATGAAAAAATCTATATAAAAGAAATAAAGTCTAATGAAGCCTACGGTAATAGAGTAAAAGAAATAGGTGCTGTAGGTAATAAAGCTTTTCAAGTAGCTGATAATTCTTTTGATAGATCAAATAGTTGGTTAGCTACTTTAGATAAAGGTTCTAATCTTTTCAACGGAGTTCCAATATTAGATTTTGCTACTGAAACTTTTGCGGATTCAATAGAGGGTTTTGCTAAAGGATCTAAAGGCATAGGCAGTGGTTTTGATAAAGCTATGGTTAGCTATGATACTCAACAGGCTAAGACGGCTAGAGACAACATAAAAGCCTTGCAAAAAGCTAAAGCAGAAGGCAAAATTAAAGATGGCCAGTTATTTTCTCATTATGGTAAAAAAATAACTTATGATGAAAAAATTAAAAAGCTAGAGCAACAAGAAGAAAGCTGGACAGAGGCTTTAGAACAAAACCTTGATGAAATAAAAGTAAGTGATCTTGAAACGTTAAAATATCAAACCGCTAACTTTGATGACGGTTTTGATTGGTCAGATGTTGTACTTACGACTGCTGAAGCTTTACCTCAAATAGGCTTAGCAGCGGCTGGAACTTTTGCGTCTGCGGTTGTACCTCCTTTAGCTCCGGTGCTAGGAGCATTAGGAACTATTACCATGGGTGTTACTATGTATGGAGACGCATATATGGATGCAGCTGAAACAGGTGCTCAAGTAGATTATGATGCTGAAAATGGATCAGGCGCCTGGGACAATCTAACTGAAGAAGATCAAAGAGATTACTTAGTTGATGGATTGAAAGATGGTAGATATCATGAGCCCGGAAAAGCAGCTTTAATTTCAGCCGTTCAAACCGGAATGGAAAAAATTGGAGCGGGTAAAATATTAGCCAAAACACAAAAAGCATTAGGCGTAGGTAAAAATGGTTTAGCTTCTATAATAGCTGGGGATTTTAAACAAGCCGCTAAAAGCATTACAGCTGGAGCTTTGTCTAAAGCTGAAGCTGCTGGCACAGAATTTGTTACTGAGTGGGGTCAAGAAATAGTAGGTGGAATTGGTAAAGGCATGATGGTAGACGGCGGTGGTGGTCCTTATAGATACGTAGACGGTAAAGCTGCGCTTGAAGCTGGTAGAGCTGGAGGTATTGTAGGTTTCATGTTGCCATTTGCAGGAAGTGTAAAAAGTCAATCAGCTATAGAAATAAGAGCATTGTCTAGAAAAGTAGCTATTAACTTTGCTCCAAGCAGTGAGTTTGGAACAGCCGCACAAATAAATGCTGATTTCTTTAAAAATGCTCAAAAAGAATTAGATAAGAGACTTACCACTGGTAAAAATCCAGATGGTACAGAGTACACCAAAGAGCAACATCAAGAAGACTCTATAAATATAGCTAATATTAAAAACGCTAGTGATAAAATACCTAAAGGTATGGATCAACAGACAAGAGAAAAAATGCTTGATCTGATGATTAAAAGAGATAATCTTAATAGAAAGATAAAAGATATTGGTGATAAGGATTTATCTGTAGAAGAAGAGTCAGAGCTTAATGAAACAAAAGAACAGTTACAAGATATAATGAAGCAAGAAGCTTTATTTAAAACATCTGGTAACGTTAGAACAGCTATAAGAAAATCTGGTAAAGGTAATGTAGATTTTCAAGATTTCAGCAATGCTGAAGACATGAATAAGTATGCTAAAGAGCAAAAGCTAAAAGGTTGGCAAGAGAAAAACTCAGCTAACCACGGTGTTGTTCTTTATGATAAAAAAACAGGTAAGGAAAGAATACTTATTAATAATGAACTTTCTTTAGAAGATGGAAACGTTAACGTTGGTGCTCATGAGTTTTTACATACTGTACTTAGAAACACTGTACAGAATAGCAAGGGAACAGCAATTGCTTTAGGTAAAAGTCTTGGATCATATTTAGAAGGTATTGATTCTTCACAAGTAGACGTTAATTCTGATTATGGAAAAAGATTAGCTGCATATAAAAATGATCCGGCAAATATAAAAGGTGAAGAAGCTATAACTTTGTTCAGTGATGCTATAGCTAACGGAAGTATAAAATTTAACGAAAATGTATTTACTAAAATAGGTGATGCGTTTAGAAGAACACTTCAGGCCGCTGGTATTAAAAACGTTAGATTCAATACAGGTAGAGACGTATATAATTTTGTAAAAGACTACAACAAAAGTATTGAAAAAGGTGAAGGCTTAAACAAAGCGCAACAAGCTTTACTAGATGGAAGAGCAGAAGGTGATCTTGTAAAAAGAGAATACAAAACCAAAGATTCTACTGCCGACACTAAAGTATCTAGAAAACTTACACCTGAGCAAGATCAACAAGCCCAGACCAAAGTAAAAGAAATACAAGAGCTTCAAAAAGAAAGTGAAGCTTTAGCTAAAAAATATAAAAAATACAAAAAAGACTCTGAAGGAAACGTTTTAAAAGACAAGCAAGGTAACCCTGTATTAGACGTTATCAAAGGCGCTAAGCAACAAAGATTAGAAACTGAGTTAGCTGCCGATATAAAGCCTACAGTTGATAGTTTTGTAGAAAGTAGAACTAAAGCTCTATATGATCCTATACCGGCAGATGCTAAAAAAGGCGTTACAAGACAAGAGTTTGTTCAGTCTATGAAGTCTGATATATCTACAATGATTAATAACGAATTTAAAGCTAAACAGCCTTTAGAAAAGTTTATCACAAGTAGAGGTTTTGTAAGAGCTAATAGCTTAGCAAAGAGATTAGGGATTAAGTCTGTAGAGCAAGGTATTGATCAAAGCATAGACACAGCTTCAAATATTACAAATGAAACAGATGGTGATGTAAAAACAGAAACTGAAACTAGAACAACTCAATCACCAAGAGCCACTACTCAGTTTACGCCTGATTTTGTTGCAAACCTTGATGTTAATGCAGAAGGTAAAACAGAAGCAGAAGTAAATGAAGAAATCCAAAAACAATTTGATGGAGCTATAGCTAAAGATTTAGAAGCTATGGGACCAGTTACAACATTTGGTCAAACTAAAGACATAGGACCTGCGTTAGCTGCTTTAATGGAAAAAGCAACTCAAGGTAGAACTGAAAAAGTAGTAAACGGTGAGAAAAAAATAGTCAAAACACCTGGTATACCTGCTAAGGTTTTTATGGAAAAAAGTAAAAACATAGCAAAAAAATATGCTGTTTCGGGCGCGCTAACCGCTGTTAAACAATATTTAGACGCTAATGCTCAAAGAGATTTTAATAATCTTCCAGATGCATTTGCTCCAAATAGTGGAAAAGCCACGTTTATACCTGAAAACGTAAAGAAAGCTTTATATAAGAAAAACGACAAAGATCAGTTTGTTTTAGATAAAAGCAAAACTCTTGCAGATTACAAGGCTTTATTGGGCGACATGGAGAAACCCGTGTATAGAGCTAGTGAAGCTACGACAATAAAAGGTTTAATAGCGTTATCGCTTAGAAATAGAATGTTTGAACAAGCTGTACCTGACGCTGTTGAGCGATCAGTGACAGGTGTTAAGTTTAGCAAACAAGCTGAGCAAGACTTTGATTACGAAGAAGCGTTAAAAACTAAGGTAAAAGTTGATAGCAAAGAAGGTAAGCAACAGTTAGAAGGTATTGCAAATGCTAGAACTAAAAAAGCTGTTAACGATCTATTAAATTTACCTAATCTTACAATTACAGCAGAAAATAGAGCTGCACTACAAGCAGAGCTTTTAGAAATAATTGAAAGTGATCCTAATTTTGATTTAGACGTATTTGAAGCAGGAGTTTTACAAAATTCAGGAGCAATAAGAACTAGGCTTAAAAATGGTAATGTTGTTTACGAATTAACAAACGGAAAAACAATACCAGGTGTTTACACAAGCACTAGTAGTAAAACAGGTAAAAAGAATTTTAAACCACCAACACCTGCTCAAATTGAAAAAAAGTTTGGAACTGGTGTTACATTAGTAGCAGATAGAAATAGACTTTATTACGGAAAAACAGATCCAGCTTATATAGCAGCAAAAGACGCTGCTAATGCTAATACACAAAAAAGTAAAATAAAAGCTAAAAGAGTTAGAGCTAAAAATGCTAGAACCAAAGAAGCGGCGAAACAAGCTAAAGATAATTTAAGCGTTTTAGAATCAGTTGCTTTAAAACTAGAAGCAATGGTTGAGGCTAATCCAGCTTCTATTAAGTTTGCGAGCATGATTATAGAAGGATCTTACCAAGCAACAACTGGTCTTACTAAAATAGCAGGTCAAATAAACTCTGCATCAGTTGATCCTCAATTTGCTAGCGTAGGAAAATCTAATCAAATAGGCGGTAAAGAAAAATATAGAGAAGAACATAGTCCACCGGCTTCTGTTGTAGGTGGTAGTTTAATCTGGGCTATTAAAAACGGACAAGTTAAAGAAGTTATGAAAGGTGTTAGAGCTAATTACTTTCAGACTCTTTTATCAAAAGCTGACGATGTTAAACTAGATCGCGCAGGTTTAGATTCTACATTACCTCCAGGAGTTAGTATAATGACGCCAAATGCTGGAATAAGAAGATTTGCAGCAGCAGGTATAAATCTAAATACTATAAAAGATTTTAAAACCGGTAAAGACTTTGCTGAAATAATGAACGTTGGTGTTGAAACCAAAGAGAGTAAAAGAAATCCTAATATAGTATATGCTCAAAACTCTTTAATAAATGAGCAAATAAAAGGCGACTTAGAAGTTGACGTTACTATGGATAAAGCTGCTATTAAGAAGTTTGATCCGCATGGTATAATAGAAGTAGTTTCTAATAGACTGTTTGGTGAAGCTAATTACTTTAAGCTGAATGACACTCAAAAAGCAGCGGTTCAAAAAGAAATGATTACTAAAAACATAGCTAAGCTTACGCAGGCTAGAATAAAAGCTTATGAACCAATCGCTTCTTTAGAATTAAAAGCTAGTAAAAGAAATACTAAAACATACGGTGGTAAAGTAAATCCTGAAATGACTATAGCTGAACAGCTTACAGTTTTAAGTACTTATGATCAAGCAGCTAGAAAAGCTAGGTCGTTAGACACACCTAAAAAAGGTATTAGCGTATTTGATTTTGATGACACGCTTGCTAAAACTAAAGAAAAAGTTATAGTAAACAAACTAGACGGAACTAGCACAGAAATATCAGCAGCTCAGTTTGCAGCTCAAGCCTTACAGCTTGAATCAGAAGGCTCTACATTTGATTTTAGTAATTTTGAAAACGTTTCAAAAGGTACCGCTAAAGGACCACTAGCTGATCTAGCTTTACGACGTCAAGACAAGTTTGGTAGCAAAGATATATTCGTTTTAACAGCAAGACCACAAGCTTCAGCCCAAGCTATAAAAACATTTTTAGATGGTATTGGTTTAAACTTACCTATAGAAAATATAACAGGTTTAGCAGATGGATCACCCGCTGCTAAAGGCAATTGGGTTGCAGGTAAGGCTGCTAAAGGTTATAATGATTTTTACTTTGCAGATGATGCTTATAAAAATGTAGAAGCTGTACAAGAAGTTTTAAGCCAAGTAGATGTAGATTCAGAAGTTCAAATAGCTAAGTTTAGCAAAAGAAAAGTATTTGATCAAGTGTTTAATGATATAATAGAAAGTTCTACAGGTATTGAAACCTACAAAGAGTATTCAAGAGCTAAAGCTCAAACAGTAGGTAAAAAGAAAGGTAGATTTAATTTCTTTACTACGCCTTCTGCCGAAGACTTTTTAGGTTTACTTTACAAAACATTAGGTAAAGGTAAAAAAGGTGATGCTCAATTAGATTTTTATAAAAAGAATTTAATAGACACTTACAATAGAGCTGAAATGGCAGTGACAAAAGCTAAAATACAAGCTGCTAATGATTTTAAAGCTTTAAAAAGAAACTTAAAAACATTACCTAAAAGCTTAAGCAAAGAAGTTGGTTATGGTGGATTTACTTTTTCACAAGCAGTTAGAGTTGCAGCGTGGAGTAGACAGGGTTTAACTATTCCTGGACTGTCTAAAACAGATTTAAAAGCTTTGAACACTATTATAGATAACGATGCTGAGCTTAATACATTTGTAGATGAGCTAATTAAAATACAAAAAGGCAAACCATATCCTGCGCCTAGTAAAGATTGGCTAGGTGGTAATATAACTTCAGATATATTAAATGATATAAATAAAGTAAATAGAAAAGAGTATTTGCAAGAGTGGCAAGAAAATGTAGACATTATATTTTCTGAAAAGAATATGAATAAGCTAGAGGCTGCATATGGTCCTAAGTACGTAGAAGCACTGCGTGATACGTTAAGACGTATGAAATCAGGTTCTAACAGACCTCTTGGTGGTTCTAGGGTTGTTAATCAGCTATTAGATTGGCTTAATAATTCTGTTGGTGCTATTATGTTCCTTAACACTAGATCAGCCGTCTTACAGACTCTTTCAGCAGTTAACTTTATTGGCGTCGGAAACAATAGTTTGTTAAATTCAGCTAAAGCTTTTTTAAATCAAAAGCAATATTGGAAAGATTTTCAAACATTAATGAATTCTCCTTATTTAGTTGAAAGACGTAATGGCTTAAAAATAAACGTAAGTGAATCTGAAATAGCAGACGCCGTCGCAGATAGCTCTAATAAAGCAAAATCAGTTTTAGGTTTATTACTTAATAAAGGTTTTGTATTAACAAGATTTGCTGATAGTTTTGCTATAGCAACTGGTGGCGCTGCTTTTTATAGAAATCAATTAGACATGTATCTTAATCAAGGTATGGATCAAAAACTTGCAGAGCAAAAAGCTTTTGAAGATTTTTATCAAATAGCAGAAGTAAATCAGCAGTCAAGTAATCCTAGTAAAATATCACAACAACAAGCGAGTGGTGCTGGTCGAGTTATATTAGCCTTTGCTAATACACCAATGCAGTATGCTCGTATAATAAAAAGATCTACACAAGATTTAATAAACGGTAGAGGTGATTGGAAAAAACACGTAGGTACAATAGCTTTTTATGGTGTAGCTCAAAACCTTATATTTAACGCGTTGCAAAACGCTTTGTTTTCTGAAGCATTTGGTGAAGATGAAGAAGATGAAGAGAAAGAAGATAAGACAGGTAGAATAGCTAATGGTATGGCTGATTCATTATTATCAGGTTTAGGTATACAAGGTAAAGCTGCTTTAGCACTTAAAAACTCTTTAATAACTTTAGCTCAAGAAAATAATAAAAAGTCACCTAAGTTTGTAAAAGCAGTTTATGATCTATTTGATTTTTCACCACCATTAGATTCTAAGTTTAGAAAATTAAGATCAGCTGCAAATACGTTTACTTGGGAAAGAGAGCTGATGAAAGAAAAAGGTTTTAGTCTAGATAATCCCGCTTATTTAGCTGGCGCTCAAGTTATATCAGGTTTAACAAACCTACCTCTCGATAGAGCTATATCTAAGTTAAACAATATTAGAGGTATAATGAGTGAGCAATCTGAAAAATGGCAAAAAGTTGCTCTAGCTTTAGGTTGGTCAACATGGGATGTTGGACTAGGTTATTACGGAGGGTTTGATCCTGTAAAACCTTTAACACCAGAGCAGCAATATGATTTAGATGTTTCTAATATGAAAAAAGATACAACATCTGCTCAACAAAAACAAACGCTTTTAGATTTAGGTTTAACTAGAGCTGAAATTAAAAAGCTAAAATACGAAGAAGATAGAGTTAAAAAAATAATCGCATTACAAAAAAAGAAAAAAGATGCCAGATCCAAGAAATAAAAAACAAAGAGATACTATTAGAATAAACAAACCTAGTAAAATTTATAAGCCAAACGACTTGGTTACAGAAGATGATTTTGAAAAGCAATTTGCTAAAAAAGAAGGAGATTCATCTACTTTTCCGCAAAGCTCTGTTCAAGATTATTCTAATATACAAGTAGACGACAAAGGACCTTATGTTGTTAGAAATTCTTCTAATCAAATGAAAACAGAAGGCTCGGCTTTATACGCAAAACTAAGCGCTGGTTGTAAAGCAGCTGCAAGAAGAAAGTTTGATGTATATCCTAGTGCTTATGCTAATATGTGGGCTTCAAAGCAACAGAAAAAAGGTAAGTGCTAATGGCTTATAAACAAAGAACAGATTCGCCTTTAGGACACTGCTGGTCAGGTGTAATGCACACGCAACCTTGGAATAAGATGCGTGAAAGAACAGCTGCTGTAGCTGGTCGAGGTAAAGGTAATGACGCTAGTCTTGCTGAAGCAGAAAAGAAAAGAAAATCACCTTTTAATAAAGAGGTTAAAAAAGTTAAAGCAAAAGGCGGAGGTACAAAAAAAGTTTGTTTACCTAAGGCTAAAATTGCTAGCATGAGTAAAGAAGAAAGACAAAAGGTTATTAACGCTAAAAGATCTGCTGGAGCTAAAGGTAAATACAAAAGATCTAGCAAAAGCAATGTCAGCGGAACAAGTAGCGGTGGCAGTTTAAAAACTTGGGTTAAACAAGATTGGAGACAGGTTGGTGATCCATCTAAAAAATGTGGAGAATAAAATGAGTTTATCAGATATGAAGCTATACGCTATGAACGCGGGTGCGCTAGGTATTACTACCTTTACACACATAGAAGACGGTTTGAAAATATTATT